GTAGGTGAGCGCAATCACGACAGAGTTTCATGGCTTTTTGTACTCCACACCAGAGTTGCAGATACACTCACCATCTTTGGTAATACGATTACCAGTTACTGGATGAGGGTAGCAGACAGGCCGACAGGTATCGTACTCTTGCTGAACTTGTTCCTGATCGTGCTTGAGAGCAACGGTACAGTCACGAAGAACGCAGAGCCCGATGATGATGGAGATGGTCCATGTCAGGACCTCGAGCCATTGTTTGCCCGTCATGTTGTATTTGGGTAGTGAAAAGATTTTCATTCGCTGCGCCTATCCGATTGTAGAACCAGCTGGTAATACTCACCAGTCATGTTCTTTGATGCAGTGTTGGGGTGTGTCCAATCTGGTTGTTCGTTGTAGTAAACGATTACAGCCAGAGAATGGCTTTCTGCCGCAAGTGCGTTGAACTGAGCCTGATCAATACGGTAGTCAGTTGCGTAACCGTATGCGAAATCTTCTAGTGGTGCAGTAATCAGGTGATATCCCCAATGACCAGCTCTGTACTGAGCACAGATTTCGATGGATAACGGTTCATCTTCTTGTTCTTTGATGAACTTCAAGGTATCGATGAGCCATGGTAGTTGGGACATTCAAGTTCTCCCGAAGTATTTCACAAAAGAGTTTGTGTTGTAGATGTAGATCTTACCGCCAACTGCCTTCCTCATATCAAGAGGGAATTCTGCGTTTCCATTGATACGAGTAACGTAGCGACTGAACGTAAAGACAGTCGATAGTGCGGATTCAGGGTTATGCTCCTTACGGTCATAACCATAGCGCACCTTTAGTTTGTTGTTGGTGTACTTAGACTTGTGAAAGCAATAGTGGTAGGGCGTGCCATCGCGCGTCCTACCCATTACCGTCATATCAAGAGTCCAAGCATCCTGAGCTAATTTCATAAAGCGCTCAAAGCGCTTAATCTCTTTGTCTGTCACAGATAGGGGTCCTTGTGTTAGTGCACCAGAGGGTCCGGATCTGATATGGCCAGCGCGTGGACCTCGCGCGGCACACTACCTTCTCAGTAGTTTGTTCACAAGATATAACTTCAGTACGTGATTGAAGTTCAATCGTACGACAGTCTTGATCTTGAGGGGGACAGCCAGTAGGTACAGTGTTTGTGCCCACACACGAACCTAACAACACTATAATAGAAATCATTTGATTCTAGTTACAGTAGTAGTTGTCTCTGTTACGCGATACTCGGTATAGCCCTTGTGATCGAAGAGCCAGCCGTTATTGGGGAAGAACTCCATTATGGAGATTAGTTCCCATTTGCGCCGGCGACGACCTTCTATGATGTACTTACTGACCTTAGGGTCTTCAGTCATAGTTACTGACATTGGACAATCAACAATACTGTGAGGTAGATCACTTTACCCTCCTATGGGCTGGGCATTAGTTGATTAGTCTAAACCATGGAGATCATTAGTCATTCAGATCTACTACATGGTTTTTGGTATACCAAGTACTGTCGTACAACCGGTCAGTTGTACTTATTTTGGTCTTTAGCGGATTATCGCTGCTAAAGTGGGGTGTGAAATGGGTCTTAAGTACCTGGTATCTCACGCCTTTTTAAACCATTACTACTACTTATTCAGAGTATACCACTAATCTTTTGTACATTTCAACCAGTATTTGAAACTATTTGAAAGTATCTTAAAAGATTCGGTACAAACTGAATAGGTTCTAAATGGGAGTAAAGTGGTGGGCCGCCTGGGGCTTGAACCCAGAACCTCCAGATTAAGAGTCTGTTGCTCTACCAATTGAGCTAGCAGCCCGAAGAGAGTCTAAGTTAAGACCCGATTCGTGTTCGTCCAGTCTTGTGCTGAACGGACCAACGCCGAGAAATTGTTATTTTTCTCGGGGTTTTAATTTTCTACTTCTGTAGATCCCAGATGTAGATGGCTCCAACCACCGTCGAGACGATTGCTGTGGCCATGATGATTTGTGGAAAGTTCAGGGCAAGGGCTGCCCAGATACTCATGACGGTTAGCCAACCGATGGTTGCAAGCAACTTCATGTGTTCCTCCGGAGAACCCCTATCGGGGTGTGAGTTACCACTGGGCTTTGCCCAGACCCAGCCCCTATCGGGGCATCACCTTATCTCACGTCTGATTCACGACGGAGCCGTGAGGCTCCGTCGTGAACGTCCATGGTGCCGCGAACCACGAGCGTTAGCGAGAGAAGAACGAGAGCCCCACGCCGGCGCTCTGTAACCTGCAGCAAATCCAGGTCAACGGGTCTTGCGGGCTCTTCTTCCTCATCGGGCTGTGGTTGCTGCCACAGAGCTTGTCCCCGATTGGATGTCTCGATACCTGACCTTTCGCCATCAGGTCAGCCAGTGGGCGTACCTGATAACTCCACCTCGTTCAGCTCCTGACGAGGAATCACTGGGGCACAACCTTCCCCATATAGGTAGAGAGCTTTAGGCTTGGCCTGCTGTACATCGCACTCTCTCCTTGAGTACAGCGCCTATCCTCCGAGTTGGCCTGCGTGCTTCAAACGCCTCGCCAAGAAGAAGCGCTGCGTCAGCAGCGCTTCCCACCATATAGGTGTTGGATTAGTGGAGTCCGGCCCACGTTCCCGTAAATATGCTTCAGATTCTATTGAGGCTTACTCTCAAATAGATATCCTACACTGGTACTACCTACCAGTTGGCCAAAGAACGACTGATGATTGTGCTCTGAAGAGGTTGGTGGCGCTCGCGCACCACCCACCTGTGTTGTTGCAGTTACAGCTGCTACGTGAATGGCTATTTCACAATGGAGGTTGCCACCCTGGAACGATTATGACCCCGTTCCAATATCTGCCGTTTCCCGAATGACCCAACGACGAAGGTTCCGAGAACAAGGGCGACGTCAGTCGCCCATCAGTCCTAAAGTTGGAGCTGGGCTTACACTAAGATGAACTAAGCCATCTCCGGATTGCGACCGGACCTCCCTAAGCGAATAGGGATAATGCTAAGTTGTGCGCCAACACAACCTATATGCTCTGCCACGTCAGACTTACTTTGGCGTTCAGTCGAACGTACTCCATGCATGAGGGCCCCGTCAGGGGCCCTCAAGGTCTTGCGACAGCTCATTATCTTTCGACGCGTACGGCTGAACGACTCAAATGCCTTTTCACGCTAAGAGCTTTGGTTGCAGGATTCATGGCTTCGCCTGCGGTGCCGGGAGTTCCCGTTCCAAGAACACGGCGCCCGTGAGGGCGCCGAGTCACTACTTGGGGACGTTCGCGTCCACGATCTTGTTGATGACCTCGAACGTCTTGTCCATCAGGTTCTCGACCACGCCCAGGCCCGCGCTCTGGGTCGCGAGCAGGTACTGGGTACGTTCACCTTCCGGGAGGAGGGCGAGGACGGCCAGCATGTGCTCGTTCTGGAGACGCAGGGTCTCGCGGAGGTTGTCGAAGAAGTTGTCGACTTCCCCACGGATGAGCGCGGCTGCGGCGAGGGGCTCCATCACAACCCCTGGGGGCCGTACAGACGGATGACCCCGTGCTGACGGCACACGGTGACGCGGGTGGTCACGGTGAGGTTGGGACGGCGCTCGATGGTCTTGGTGAACGTGCGCTCGGACTCGGCGTCGAAGACCTCGACGGTCTCGGTGATCCGGGGCAGGCGGTAGTCCACGTCCGTCATCTTGACGTCGAGGGTACGGAACTTCTGGTTGCCGTTGTGGTCGATGCCGGCCTTGAGGCGCCGACGGTCGTAGGTGGTCTGCATGGTGACGGGGTCCTTTCAATCCCCATGAACAAGGCGCCCGTCAGGGCGCCCCGTCGCTATCGGCTGAGCAGCAGGATGATGATGATGATGAGCAGCAGGATCTCCATCACTCCTCCGTGGGCAGGATGAAGACGGGCTCCGTGAAGTCCATGGTGACGCTGTGGTCACGCATGTCATCGATCATGATGTCGGAGAGATCGAGGCGCGGGATCTCCACCTCGGCCACGGGCTCATCCGGCGTGAAGAACGCGTAGACCATGAGGATGAAGAGGCTGACGACCAGACGCGCGAGCGCATCACGGAAGAAGAAGCCCATGACGGTGAGCATCTGGCGAGGCACAGCCATCACCAAGTAGATGCCGAAGTACGCGAGGAAGAAGATGGTGAAATAGTCCATGTTGGTTGGGACCTCCATGAACTGAGGGCCCGCGAGGGCCCCCAATCACCTACATGTCGAAGCGGCTGGCCCTGTAGTCCCCGAAGCGGATGACGTTGCTGGGGTAGTCGCGCCCGAAGCCGAAGGCGAAGCGGTCGTCACAGTCCGTGTTGTCGATGGACTGGCAGTCCAGGCTGATGGACTCGAACGCCGCGATCAGCTCCTGGAGCAGCAGCTCGTAGTAGAGCGCTTCCAGATCGATGTAGATGACCTCGATGTCGTAGACGTCGACGATCGTGGTGTTGCCGAACATGTCCACGATGAAGATGGTGGACACGATGTAGGGACGGAAGATGAGCATGGGAACCTCCAAGAAGACGGACGCCGTCAGGCGTCCTGGTCCTGAGGCTTCTTCTTGTGCTTGTGTTTGCGATCAGGGATGATACCCTTCGCTTCTTCCAGGGCACGCCTCTTGTGTGGACCTGAGCCCCAGCTTGTACGCTTGGGAACTTCTTCAGGCTTGTCCATGGGAACCTCCTGGAATGACGCGACGTCAGGAGCGAGATGAGGGAGGACCCGTGAGGGTCCTCCCGTCCGTCTTAGAACGGAGCGTCTTCCTGGGCAGCGGCGCCCGTGTCGACGTTGCCGGTGGCCGCGACCTCGGCCGTGACAGCCGCGGTGTTGAGCCGGGCGACAGCCGCCTTGAGCCAGCCCACGTAGGCCGCAGGGACCGCCGTGATGGCCGCAGGAACGGCCGCGAAGTCGACACCCGCGAGGGCTGCCTTCTCGGACCACTCGGCGAGCTGGGCGTTCGCGTCCATCACCGGGGCCTGGGCCTGGGCGGTGCTGGGACGGACCGAGATGTGCAGACGGGGCACGTTCTCACCCTTGCCGTTCCGGTAGAAGGAACGCATGGAGAGCTGGCCGGTCGGGTCGTCCTTCGCGAGCAGGCTGGCCGCCTGACCGAGCAGGGCGAACATCGCACGGGTGCGGTTCTCGGTGCCGCCGGAGCCCTTCAGGGACTCGTAGCAGTAGTCGTTGAAGACCACCTGGTCCCAAGCGTTCGAGCCAGCCTGGGGCTTCTGGACGATGAGCTTGACCTTGGGGTCGATGGGGGACGTGAGCGCGAGGAGCGCGGTGATGAGTGCAGTCATGTTGAACCTCCAAGAATCAAAGGGCCGTTAGGCCCTCGTGTGTCTTCCGAGAACTGAGGGGCCCGTGAGGGCCCCCGAGTCTACCTACGCACGGACGACCATGCCGCTGTTGTCGATGCGGCAGACCCCGTTGTTGACGGCCTCGCTGATGACCGTGCTGCGACCCATGAGGCTGGAATCCCAGCGCTTCTGAGCCGTGAGCGCGTTCTTCTTGGCGTCGCCCTTGAGACCGACCGTGCTGGGCCGGGCACCGTTCTCCTCCGCGTGGAGCTTGCAGATGGCCGCGATGTTGCGGGGACCGGCATGACGACGGGTGGCGACGGAACGTTCGATGAGACTGGACATTGGGAACCTCCTTGAATCGAGGGCCCGTCAGGGCCCCCGAAGGTCTACCAGCGGCTGGTGTGGCTCGTGAAGTCCACGATCGTGATGACCGCGTTGAGCACGCCGAGCGCCTCGACCAGCTCCTTCGCTTCCTTCAGCCCGTAGCCCGTGACCGCACGGACGGCCTTGATGCAGTCGATCTTCTTGAAGTCGACGGCACCGGAATCGAACACGCTGGACACACCGGGCTCGGTGACGGTCTCCTCGAGGAAGTCGCTCGCCTTCCACTCGGAGATGGGGCCCTGGACCGTGTCGCCCGCGTAGCGCGTACGCTTGACCGTGGTCTGGGTCTTGGCCGGGGCACGGAGCGTCACTTCGGTGCGGACCGGAAGCGGGGCCTTGGTCATGCAGGCGGTGATCTGACGACCCTCGACGTACTTGCCGGAGTACCAGGGCTCGGAAAAGGTGTAGTTGTACATTGGGAACCTCCATGAACCAGGGGCCCGTCAGGGCCCCCAGTCTTACTGCGACTCGGTCAGGTTGTCGCGCGCTTCACGCACGTAGTCCTGGACCTTCTGCCCGAGCTGCCTGCTGTTGACCATCTCCAGAAACCCGGAACCCACGATGCCTGTGCCCGCGAGGAGCATGGCGATGATGAGGAGCGGGATGCCGAAGGTGAGCAGCAGGTCGGTCAGCGTGTAGGGACTGAGCCAGAGCGCAACGCCCACGAGACCCAGACCGAGGATGACCTTGCCGAGAGCGATGACCGCGGGGTCCCAATCGCCAACGGCCTGCACACGTTCTCCGACACCACGAATACCAGCGCTCATCGTACACCTACCCGGTAGCTGCCCTGGACAGAGCGCAGGACGTTGGAACGCTCACGGGCGTCCTCTTTGTTGTTGTTGGGGCCTTCGACATCCGAGCGCGTGAGGACCAAGCCCTCGGGGCTGATGCCACGCACGTTCGTGGACTCGAGGACCATGTTGACTCGACGCTTCATTGCAGATTCCTCCCAGAACAAGGCGCCCGTCAGGGCGCCTGGGCTTCTCGTCATCCCTCGGGTATAAAGAAAGGGGGAGCCCCCGGGAGCCCGCCCGCCAGCGAGCCCCCGGGTTCTTGGTGTCCTCGAATCAGCGAGCGTCAGCGAGCGGCCAAGAAGGAGGGGCCCGTCAGGGCCCCTCCTGTGCGACTACTGAGCTTCTTCGCGGTAGAAGCTGTCGTCCGACCCGGCGTCCACGTTGCAGACCAACGGCTCCAGTTCGTTGTTCACGCTCTGGATGAGAGCCTTCAACTCCTCACCGGCTTCCTGACGCTTGTTGGCGCGGAAGATACGGAGAGTCCACGCGGACAGCAAGTCCGTGCAGGGCTGGCAGGAGCAGAGTTCGACGCGCTTGTCGTCCTCGCTCTTGACCAGGTCACCGTGCTTCTGGTCCTTGAAGAACCAGTTGCCGAGGTCCACCCACGGGTTGCTACGCCCGAGAGCCCAAGTGGCGACCTTCTCCTTGACGTCGTTGGCCCAGCTGCAGGTGGCCGCGTCGTTGATGCCCAGGAGCGGGAGAACGGGGGAACCGGGGAACGCAATGGCTCGATAGGCGTTGTTCGCCTTCGTGACCTGGAACGCGCCCTCGATCTCCTCGAAGTGGTACTGCCCATGACGGTCCTTCCAGACCGGGGTGTTCTCCCACTCCCACACGGCCATGAGGTCCGACACCGGACGCGTGCTAAGCGTCAGGTTCAGGTCACGGAACGCACGGTCCACGGAGGCCAGACGGCTGGTCTCCTCCTGCTCCTTCATCGCGTCCTTCATGGCCTTGCCGAAGTCATCGAAGCCGCACGCCTTCTTGATGACCAAGTAGTCCTCGAAGGTACCGGGCACGCTGACCGTGGTCCCCGAGAGGGCCATGATTTCACGCAACCAGAGCTTCGGGTTCTGCAAGGCGCCGGCCTCACCCATCCACTGCGACTCCACCTTCTTCCACTCGAGACACGCCTTGTCGTGCACGTAGTGAACAAGGTTGCGGTGAGGGGCCCCACCGTTCTTCTTGTTGCAGGTGATCCACTTGGGCGGGCGGATCTTCTTGCCAGCCGGGAGACCCTCGGACTCCCAACGCCACGCCAGGACCTCGTGGACAACCCCCTTCTTGAAGTCGCGGATGACACCGAACTTGCCCTGACGCTCCTTCAGCCAGCCCTTCAGCTGCTTCATGGGGAACGGGGAGCCAAGCTTGTAGTCACCCTCGAAGCCGGCACGCGGACGGTACACGCCATCCTCACCCTTGGTCCACCAGCCGGGCTCGCTGAGCTTGCACCAGTCGGCCCAGATGAACGCCTTCTTCGCGCTGTCCACCGCTTCCTGGTTGGAGACGGCCATGGCGATCGCTCCCCACAGGTCACCAACGGCCAAGCACTTGGCCTGAGCCAGCGTGGTGTAGCCGACAGGACCGCGGTTGTTGCGAGCGATGTACTCACGCCCCTCGGAGGAGTTGGCCACGATCTTCAGCTTCTGAGGGCTGTTCTCGATAGCAAACGGTCCAACCTTGTAGGCACGAGCCCAGAGCCGCAGGACCCGAGGATCCGTGCTGACACCGACGATGTCACCATCGTCGTCACCCTGCATGCCCAGCACAATCGCGGAGCTGTGGAGGTAGATGGTGTTGGCCACCACCTTGCCATCGACCATGTGGTGAGGACGGGGCTTCACCGTCTTCACGGTCACGAGGCCCTGGGGCAGCACGCACGGATAGCGCCACACCGCGCAATCCTGACCCCACTTGAGGCCGTCCGTCACGCAGGTACCGGGCTCCAGCGTGTTGTCGATGACCACGACCTTCTGGTCACCGTAGAAGCCCGCGCCGTTCGCCACCACCCACAACGCTTTGCCCAACCCATCATCGATGACCGACTTGAGGAGGGGGACGTCCATGGGCTTGACATCCTTGCCGTGCGCCCGCAACTGCGCCAGCAACTTGGTCACGAGCTTCAACTGCTCATCGCCCTTGATGAGCTTGGCCAACATGCCATCCGGACCCTTGCGCACCAACTCCTGGATGCTCTCGCTGATGAGGGAGTCGAGGTCGGACTGGAGTTCCTTGCGGCCCTCGTCGTCACCCGGCTTCTCCACGAACTGGAGCGTCTCGAAGTTACCCGGGTACGTGGACTTGCGGGACCACGCCTTCATGATGCCGATGGTGACCTTGCGGGTCGTGTTCTCGACACACACGCCCTTGAACGCGCCCTTGACCTGGAGCGGGTCGATGGCGATGCTCACGTGCTCGGGCAGGTCTTCACGGGGCACGAGGATGCCCTTGGCGAAGAACCCATCGGAGTCCAGCGCGGTGAGCTGGAAGACCACCTTGCCGTAGCGAGCGATGAGGTCAGCCATCGCCGGGTGGTTCACGTTGTACTGGCCGGAACCGTCACAGCCCATGGGACGCTCGAAGAGCAGCGTCTCCCCACGCATCTCGGCCAACGCGGCTTCCGTCGCCTCCTTGACGGTCTCGGCATCACCCAAGCCCATCGGGGTCATGAACGTCACCTCGGCATCGAAGTAACCACCGGGGAGGAGCGGGCTCCCGAGCCGGTGATTGTAGGCACCCATGTCGATGGCCATGGGGAAGGCCTTGCCGAAGTAGTTGGCGATGGCCTTGATGTTGTAGTTCCAGGCCATGGAACTGTCACCCGACTGGGAACCGGTGACAACCCAGCCCTTGTTCCACAGCGCCGCGCAGAACGTGTTCCAGTGGGACTCGGGGTTCACGGAGTCGAACTCCTCCTGGACCTCGTTGAGGATGCGGAGGCTGGCGACCTCGGTGGCACCCTGCTCCTGGACCCAGCGGGCGAGCAAGCCCAAGGAGTCGAGGGTCTCACGGTACATGACACGGTAGCGCTCCTCGTCGCGCTTCTGCATCTTGTAGAGACGCAGCGTGTACTGGGGCTGGTAGAGGCTCCGGTTGTCGAGGCGGATGCCCTGGTTGTGCGCCCGCTCGGTGAGGCGGGCCTTCTTCTTGTCGACGATGCGCTCCAGCACCTGGTTGACCACCTCGTCGTCACCATTGGAGATGGTCTCGATGTTGAAGGTCAGGGGGTTGAAGCGGCCGATGAAGTCGAGACCGCCCTCGATGTCCACCATCTTGTGGTGGGCCTTCTTGGCGGCGATGGACTCCAGCACCTTGACGACCATGGTGGAGGGGTCGGTGACGTACTCGGTCTTGAGGTTGTCCGCGAGGAGGACGAGGGCGTCGGTCTCGAGGTTCTTGACGTCGTCCCACTTGAGGCCCTTGGCGATGACGAGTCGACGGAGGTTGCGAACGTTGGGGGGATTGAGGTCGAGGGTGTTGGTTTCCATGGCGGTGGACTCCGTGCTGATGTAGGAATGCAGGAACCAGCGAGCGTCAGCGAGCGCCCGTGGCTGGAGGAACCTGGGGGCTCCCTGCGGAGTGCAGAGGGCATATGGCACATGGCCATCTCGGTATGAGTTTCCCGGTATTCGACCATGAAAGAAAAAGGCCGAAATGAAAAAGCCCAGGGTGGGGCAGGCCCTACGGCCCACCCCACCTCTACCTACATGCTACTTGACCGGGATGTTCACCCACACACCGGTGTTCTTGTAGATGTTGCCCGTGATGTTCCGGGACGCGCGCTTCTTGCCGAACTCGCTGCAGAAGCGGTTGGTCTCGCGGTTGCTGACCTTGGGCACGAGCGCCACCCAGTTCTTCTCCGCGTTCGTGTAGATCGTCCAGTTGGCCATGAACTCCTCGGACACCTGGGCGGTGAAGCCCACGTAGTTGAGGAGCCAGCCGAACGACTTGACGTGCAGCTCGGGCGCGATCTGGACGAGGTTGGACGCCGGGGTCTCGGTGTTCTTGACACCACCGAGCTTGAGGATCATGTCCGACGCCGCCTTGAGGTTCAGACGCAGGTCCGCGTTCTCCTCGGCCAGGAGCTTGTTGGCGGCCATGAGGTGCTGACGATCCTCCACGAGCTGGAGTTCGAGAGCGGCGACGCGGGCGGTGGCGAGGGCGAGCTTGGTAGCCATGGTGTACTCCTGATGACGGGATGTTGCTCTGCTGGGAATGGCCGGATCATTCCGGTGCCCATACAGCACTTACCCATAAATAAAAAGCACAGGGTGGGGCCAGCCCTGCGGCCAGCCCCACCGTTAACCTACTTCTTGAACAGCTTGACCTGAGGATCCTTCTGACCCGCGATCTTGCTGCCCCAGTGCATGAACGCGCCGCAGGTGGTGCAGTAAGCAGCGATCTGCTTGACCTGACCGTTCTGAGCCCAGCGCCACTTCTTCACCCCGTGGAAACAGTAAGCCATTAGCTCACCACCCAGAGCATGAGGTGCAGACCCAGCGAGGGGCTGTTCAGCTCACCGCCCCCGAAGAGGAGCCAGTAGATGAAGATGATCTGGAGGGTGATGATCGCGATCTTGATGTTCTTCATGTTATTCCTCGATGCTGATGTGGAGCAGGTTGAGCGTGGACTCGACGTCCTTGTCCGCGATTTCCTTGACCGAGTGGATGATGTAGTCCGGCGAGCCTTCGTACCCGTAGGGGTTGTAGGCGTCCGTCCACATGCCGATCGCCTCCTTCGCGTCATCAGCGAGGAAGAGGTGAGCGTGATCGGTTTCGGTGACGATGAGCCAGTACTTCATTGACAGGGCCTCCTTTGACCCGTAAATAAAAAGCACAGGTGGGGGCAGGCCCTGCGGCCCACCCCCACAACTCAACTAGTTCAGACCACCACTGATGATGTGGTCGAAGAACTCACCCAAGCGCGTGAGCGTCATCTGCACGCTCTGGATCTTCTTGTCGTAGGCCGTGGTGATGAGCAGACACTTGCCCACCTTCGCCGCCTCCAGGTCCGCGATGTCCTGGATGTAGCCCTTCTGATTGTCAACGTGGTAGATCTCGACGCTGTTCTTGAGGTTGATCAGGCGCACGATCTTGTTGTTCACGATCTCGGCCTTGAGCTGGAGATCGTGCAGCCAGATGGAGACGATGGGCTCGTTCACCTCGATCTGGATGTTGTTCTTGTTGGCCTCGACCAGCGCCGTCTGGAGGGTGCTGTCGGTGAGATCGAGGTTCAACATGACGGTGAGATTGAACATTGGGACTTCCTTTGGTGACGGGCTTAGTTTGCCCGTAAATAAAAAGGGGCCGGTGGGGCAGGCCCTGCGGCCCACCCCACCCTATACGCTACACGTAGAGCTGGTTATCGTACCAGTCCTGCGCGAGGTTGTCGTCGTCGTAGAAGCCCGGGGGCAGATCGCTGTCCTTGAGCTTGGACCAGTCGATGCCCTGGGAGTAGAACGCGTCCGCACGGTCGGGGTTGCCGATCGTGTCCAGATCCGAGAGCAGGGCCGTGATGTTGGCCTTGACCTTGGAGATCTTGCTGCCGTAGGCGTTGACGCCGAACGGGCAGCAGGTGAAGCAGACGCACGTGTCGTGGTGATCGGACTCATCGACCTGGAGATCGTAGTACGAGTCCAGCGAGGCGATGACCTTGGGGGAGAGGACGGGCTCCTCCTCCATGATCTCGGGCTCCTCGCAGTTCACCGACGTGTGCTCGAAGGACATGCCCTCCTTGTCACACTTGGCGATCGTCTCCCACATCTCCATCTCCTCGGCCGTGGCCCAGTTGGCGGGGTTGTTGCGGGCGATGCGCTGATCACGATCACGACCGGTGATGCCCTTCTCGTAGCCCGGATCGATCCAGACCTTGGGCTTCTTGGACTCGACCTTGCGCTCCTCGATCTCGAGCGCGACGGCGCGGTTGAAGACCATGCCCGAGGACTTGGACTCGAACATGCCGGTGCCGGGGAGCACAGCCACGAGCGAACCGAAGAGACCGCAACCGACGACGGTGGTGGCCGCAACCACCAGATTCCAAACGTTTTCCATGGGGAACTCCAGTCCAGTTAAGGACCTTAGGTGTAGAACGGGAACAGGGGCATCTCACCCCCATGACGACCTCTTACGATGGGTCATTGTCTTCGTTTGGCCGGGTTAGGTACCGACCTCCAGTGTACTGGACCTGTGTAGGGCCGAAGCCCTTGTGGTGCCCTGTAAACCCCAGGGTGTAGGTATGTGTTTGTAGCGAACACACAACGCTGTTGATCCCATAGGTGATCATCACCTATAGACCAGGCCTCTTACCCTAGGCAGGGGATTCGGTTGTTTGACACCGACAAACTGATGGATGCTGGTTACAGGAATTACACCTAGATAAACCAGGACCATCATTGGAACTTACTACCGTTATTTTGCTCACCACGGTAGAGGGTGACACCCGGTGCTACTAGCCATGTAGTATAGGTACTGCGTACCACTACAGGTGTTTCGCACACGCTTCCCTACTCAGTACGCATGTGTATACGTACCCCCTCGGTAGGTGGGGTAAACCACCTAGCTCGGTACCCCTTAGGTACCACACGTGCTTACCCCATCGCCTGCTATCCTAGTCTTCTGTAGTATGGGTTCGCATGTATTGGGTGCATCTACCCTAAGGTAGTGTGGGTTCACCCTCTACATGTGTACTACGTACTAGCTAGTTACTAAGGCTACTCAGTACTGCTACGTGCATGATTTCTCATGAGCGGATCACTATCGCTAGTGATTAGATCTCACACACCTCATCTATCATATCCCTATGATGATTACATGTGTTTGATGTACTGTTTTCTCATACAGTACTCGTATCAGTAAGGCATACTAGCGTGACAAGCGCTTTGCATATGCAGTGGTCAACCATCGAAGGTCTATCCATGAATAAAAAAGGTAGTTCTTTACCCCGGTGGGCTCCGATCAAAAGGGGACCCTTGGGACTCCTTGCTAATACACACCTGGTACCACACGCCTATGTATTTACCTCACCCTAATATTGCACTTTCTCCCACCGTCCTTAAATTTATCCTACAAATTTTTGCAATCCCACATTTTGGAGCCTATATTGGCCGTCGACCCAACTAAGTTTCTTGAGCTTTCGCGCGCACTCAATGCCCTGCCTTTAGCAGACAAGTTCACGTACCATGCGGTACGTTATAAATTCTTCCACGATAATAGTGCTCGTCGTCACAATTGCACTTATGCGAAGCTCACGCGCCAACAATTCGTGGCTGAACAAGAAGGACCTAAATTAGAGGCGGTTCTTCGGCAACTTGGAGCCGATCAAGCGATCTTACTCCTACATGCTATACTACAGCAGGAGGCCTAATGGCAGACAAAGTTATTACAGTGGTTGCGGATGATCCCGTGGTCACAATCCTTGAGGACGATATTGATGTCCTCAAGTCCTATGTAGATAGATTACGACCAGAGAAGAAGGCACGGATTGCTAACGCTCTTAAGCACGTTAAGACCGGGCTCTATTCTGTAGCCCCCATTACATGTCCCGGGTTCGGCAAGTGTCCTTTCCAGAAGCACTGCCCTATTCCTGATATTGATGAGCAAGGCCGGACCGTTCCAGGTCCGGACACCGATTACCCAATCAACAGACCCTGTATTCTGGAATCTACTTACATCAAGCATAAGACTATTGAGTACATCAGGCATCTTAAGGTTGATGGCGAGAACCCCGTAGAGATGGGGCTGGTTAATGAACTGGCGCTTATTGACCTCTATAAGAACAGAGCAGCAATGGTGCTGAGTTCTGGTGACCGTTCTGGACAGGGTCAGGACTTCTTGCTTGTGGACAAGACAGAAGTAGATAATGGGAATGGCGAGGACTCTAAGATGCAGATGAGTACAAGTACTCAGTTACATCCGGCACTAACGCTAATCGACCAATTGGAAAAACGGCGCGAGAAGCTGCTTACGCAGCTTATTCAGACCCGTAAGTCCCAAACTGAAATGTCTATCAAGATGGGTAAGAAGCATGACGAGTCCAAGCTTATCGATGAACTTAAGAAAGTCCGAGAGTTACTGGCAGGGTCACCCGGTGCTATTGCTCAGAAAGAAGAACAACTAATACCTATCAAGGATTAACATGATTGAAAATATTGATTTGATCAAGGCAGCTGAAAAGTACAAAACTGGTGCTGACCCTAAGAGACCTGTAACTACAGGTATGGATTTAGCCCGACAATATACTAGCTTCAGTGGTGTGGATCAGCGAATCCGTATCGATGGCAAGACCCACGGACAGATCCAGGCTATCTCGTTTAGTCGATTTAAGATCGATGGAGTATGGCATGTAGCCGGGACTATTATCAGACTAGTGCTTCAAGAAGGCTGTGCATCTCTACCAGAGAAGTTCGAAGAACTTGAGGTAGTAGCTGCTAACGAGTATGGGGCTGTCGCCCTTATCTTTGGTCTAAAGGATGTAGAGATCGTAACCTGCTCTTCCGGTATGTCAGTAGATGACATGGTTATTGAAGAGACGTATAATTACGTGGCTAAGGAGTTTATACCTGGGCGTGTAATTAAGGGTGTAGATTTCGTAAATGCCCGAACTCTTAAGACTGTTCATACCAAGCACGTCGCAGCCGTCACCGACAGTGAGAAGAACGCCAGACTTCAGGAAGCTTTAAAGGTTACTGCAGGCGAGCCATCGGACTTTATGACTGAACTGACTTTCGTTTTGGACCGTCACAGAGTACAGTTACTATAATGATCAAAAAGAAAAAGAAGAAGACCCGGGGGTATTAATGACCATTGTCACAGGACCTAACAATCCTAAAGTGCTTATTGGCAAAATCGACGTAAGTGACATGATCCGCGAAATCGCTAAGCGAGATCCTCTTCGGGAGATTCCTGAAGTCAAAAGACTTCTGGATCTGACCTTAGAAGAGTATGATAAGGAAATGGGTGTAGAGCCCGAGGAGTAAAATGGATAATCTTCTGCGCAATGCCGTTATCTTAGATACTGAGACTACTGGCCTTCACAGAGGAGCTGGTCTTCGCGAAGCGACTGTGTTCGACACCGACACACGGAAAGCTACTGAATACCTGTTAGATCCAAACCGTGTACGAGTGACGCCAAGCACACCACAGGATGTGGTGAAGTTCGTCAGTTCCTCTAAGGACGTACACTCACGTATAGACGCTGATACCTGGCAGAAGATTATCGTCCAGGAGTTGTTCGACGAGATGGGCGTGAAGACCAATGAGATGGCCTTCATGGAAGAAATCAAAGTTCGTAACAGTATGCTGTACAAGGCCATTACGTCAGGTAACTTCCCACAGATGGGTACAGTACCGGGGCTTGATGCAGAGCGCATGGAACGTCTGCGTAAGGCAGGCGTAAGCGTAGAAACCAGAAGTACCAGCGTTCAGAAAATGCTTGCTGAATTACCAGATCAGCTACGTGGAAAGACTGTCTGGATCGCAAACGCTGTCTTCGAGTCAAAGCAGATAGGTGCACAATTAGCCGCTGATAATAATCTGGATTTCAAGAAGGCCCTAAACCTTGAGACCTATTCTGTTAATAACCCAGATCCGTTCTACGTAACGGGTGTAGAAGTAAATCGTGCGAGGGTCGCGGCGCAACTAACAGGAGATTGGAGAGGGGTGTTCCGAGCATATGCACAACACACTCCTGCTCCTGGTCAGACTGCAGTTCGTGATATCCAGGATGTGACTAGAGCCGTTATGTCTTATGGTCGTTCTATGGGTTTCATGAAGGGCGGTACCAGTTACTTCGGTACGTCTATTGATGTCTCCCACAAGCTAATGGCTTTGGCAGCTGGCGATACCAAGAGAGCTATGTGGGCAGAAGCACACAGAGCGACTGAAGACGCTGCTATCCATGAAGACTTCGTACGTACCAAGGGTATTGAACTTGCTTCAGCTGCAGAGGCTGTAGAGAAGAACACTCCTACTGGTCAGTTATACAAGGACATGGCTGCTCGTGGTGAAGGTCCAATTGCAGAGTTGGCAAAGTTAGGTTCGTTGTACGAACAGGCTGGACCTGCGCTAAACCGTAAGAACTTGTTACTACGTCTTCAGCGTGCACAGGAGGACTTAGTCAAGACTGGTGAGACTCACCAGACAATTGGTCCTAGCGGCTTCTATAAGATGACCCAGATGACACCTGAAGGCTATGAAGTAAACGTACTGCGTGCTGATCATGCTACCCAACGCTTTACTTCCATGAACGATCTGGTAGAGCATCTGATGAAGAAGGGCGAGTACAGTGACTTTGGTATCAACGTTCGTAATGAAGCAGAGGCCTATCGGAATGCAGCTACTACAGTCAAGGAGGGCTCTGCTTACGTAGACCGTGAGATAGCTGTAGCTATGGAAAGTCTGGATGTCAGTAGACTTAGACCCTCTGCTATGTCTGCTCGTGGAGTAAGTAAAGCTAACGTCGCTGTAGAGGCTCTACTCGAGGGTACTAAACATATTGGTATGAAGGGTGCGCTGGGCGGAGCCGCTGTACTTACTGGTTTGGGTGCTGCGTGGTCACTAGTCCAGGAGAAGCCCAAGGATCAAAGTTCTTTACTTGGTTACAACTACTATGACTGGCTAAAGGCCCAAGAAGGTATGGTTACATCAGGTCTCGCAGCTGAGAACCGTTCTAAGAATACAGACTTCGGATCTCCATATCGTGGACCCGTTGTGTCTAACGAAGTCTTCAACGATCAGAAGATGTTAGCTGAGCGTGAGAAGTGGCTGAGATCCAAGTATGGAGCATCTCACTATGATCCTATGACCGGTGTCTTTGGAGCCATGGGAGCCTTCCGGTTTAAGTCTGGTTACAATTTCATCCATAAGGGTGAAGCAGTAGAAAACGGGTACCAAGGTATGACTGGAAAGAACCTTGTCAAGCTTAACTTAGATCAAGGTTGGAAGGTCAGTGTTGAGGACGCTGATACTATTACCGTACGACGTGGTGGGGTAAGAGGAGCCGTCCAAAGTTTCTTTGGACTCAATAGCGGATACAGTTTCCGATTGGCAGGTATCGATGCCCCAGAAGTGGCCCACGGAGACCGCAGTGCCCAGCCACATGCCGAGGCAGCCAAGGCTGCGTTAGAGGCCATGATGGCGGCTGGGAAGACCTCTGAGGTCGTGTATGACCCATCTAACGTGTCATACGGACGTTTCATGGCAGGACTAGTCGTGGATGGTACCAACCTTAACTATGAAATGGTTAAGCGAGGTATGGTAGGACACTTGCCTTACGGCAAGCAACAGAACGCCATAGTCAATTATGCCAGTATGGCACGCGCGGAAAAGCAGGCATTTGGAGCCGGTCGTGGTATGTGGGCTACGCCATGGGGTCAGGCAATCCATACTATGACTGAAGGTGGACAACGTCCTACCTTTAACACGTTAGCTGATGTTGCCAAGGTTGTACCTAATAGTCGATATATGAGTTTGACCGCTATTGCTAACCAAGCTCAGGAGAATGGATCATTTGATCCATATGTGCAGAGTGCTGCTAACGTGGGTAGAATAATGGGAGGGGCCGATAAGGTAGGCCCTACAGTATTTGATGCACCCGTCAGTAATACAGAGCTTCACATGACTGAGGTAATGGCTGATACAGCTATGTTTATGAAGACTCATGGCGGTGGTACCCAGAACAAGTTCAGTAGAAGATCAGGATATGGTAGACTTGACCAGAGTATGGCATTGGATACAATGGGTACTACTAACTCTGTATGGACAAGACGTCGATACGGAGCCTTTGATACATACCAGACCTCAGAGACATTGAGAGAAGGTAGAACGCAGTACATGGCAGATAGACAAAGAGCCATCAACAACCAGATGTTCCAATCGCCGATTGGCCACCACAGGATGTAAAACATGGGATTACTTGAATCAGCAATCGGGGCAGTAGGCAATGGGGCAAGAGCCACATGGAATACATCTAAGTTCGTAGCTATTGGAGCTGGGGAAACTGTTGCTGGAGCTGCAATCGCTGGAGTAGGTGCCATGAAGATGGCACGAGCTACTGGCTATCATGGGTTCAAGCTACCCGGGCATTTGACTACATGGGGATGGAACCCAGAATCTGTGCTAGATTCTTCTCATGGTCAGTGGGCCGGAGCCTCACGTCTTAGAGGTTGGGGTGGTTTCTTCGACGTCACTCCAGGTGGTGATATCCGTGCGTCATGGACCCCCGAAGCAGCAGCACATATGGGTAAGGGCTTTAGCTGGCAGCGAATGAAAGCACACGGTCCAGGCAATATGCTGGGATTAGGTATGAACGCCTTCTTCATGTATCAAGGATACAAGGAGAATGGAATGTCCGGTGCCTATGACGCTATGGCTCTTAACGTAGCTATCGAAGCATCGTTGTTTAAGTGGGGTTATGGTGTTGGACTGGCGAATAAGGTGGGCTCAGGATTTATGAATCCTGCTACAAAACTCGCGGGCCATCCTCTTAAGCTTGCTACCTCTATGGGTCTAATGCGTGGTCTAGGAGCTGGTGTTTCTGGCTACATTGGCCAGCAACTTGGCCTTGCTACGGGTATTCCTATGGCAGGAACGTTAGGAGCAGCTGCCGGTGCATACATCGGTGGTGCTCCATTACAAGCTTTAAGAGCTAATCCAATCCTCGTTGGTGGTACAATGGCTGTGTTAGGTGCGGCTGCAGTAAGCTACGGTGCTTATTCTGTAGTCAAGACGGCTGGTAGAATGGGCTTTGCTCATAGACAGTCTATGAGAGGCGTTAATACAGATGGAGATATGAGTTCATTCATGACACAGAATGCTGTTACAATGAGAGAACGTTCAGTTCAGGCGATTGCCAAATCACATCTAAATGCTAGATCGGCACTGGGACAGGAAGCTAACTTCATGCACAGTCCCCGCAATTACAACTCGAGGTACAGATGACAAGTAGTGAGTTTATTGACTTCACTAACAAGGTTTATGATCAGGCGCTTGCTGGAAAGCGCCTGATGTTGACAGGGGATAGTTTCTTCATTTCAGTGATAGAGAAGAACTTGATCAACAAGCTGGCTAACAGCAGTATCAATGATATTAGTTTAGCGACGTATAAGCCGGCGCTGAACGCACACTTCTTTAGTGGTGGGCAAATTGTAGTAGTTGATTTCTTTAGTGGAGCCCGTGGGCTTCACCAGCTACAGTTTGTAGATAACCTTGACGAAATCTTTGTATTGGAAAATCAGCAAGGATCAGCCAAGAGACTTGTGGACGAACACATTGTCCCTATGACAGTTATGTTCGACAAGGTCAGTTTTAATTCGATGGAGGCCTAATGGCCGTAGATAGAGTTGCGTTACGCGAGCATCTATTCGTTACTAACGATTATGGCTACGTACACCAGAATCCTAATGCAGTGCTAACTCCAGAAGAGATAGCCTTTGCAAAGAAGGAATGGAACATCAACACAGAGCTGCACAGGACTTGTATCAATTGTCAGATCAGACATTTGCTTAAGTATGAGAACACTCCTGATCCCGAGACCAATGAGAAGATCACTACCTTTACTGTACCCTGTGAAGGTATTCCAAAGACAATGCCTAAGGGCTCTGCTGAGCTATTAGCTCAGATGATTGACGTGCAGGGTATTGAGCCGGCGAGAGCTAAGCTCCTTTTGCAGTCTACACAAGACCCAGTTGCATGGGCCGAACTTATGTTCGGTTTCAATGACAGTGATCCTAACTGGCATTTGCGTCCTTATCAGAAGGAACAGTTGCGCTGTAGTTCACAGCGCATTGTAATCCGTGAAGGTCGACGTACGGGCAAGACATTCATTATCGCACTCAAGCTTTTGTACCTGGTGTTTAACCGTATCGTTAAACTTGGTCGTGATGCTGAAGGTAATGATATTGAGGGTGGACCATTAGTCTTGATTGTTACTCCTTATCAGTCTCAGCTACTAAACGTATTCAATGAAATGGAGAAGCTGGTCAAGCGTAACTTGGATTTGATTGCCGAGACATCGACTGCCTCTGGCGCATCCATGTACGTTAAGACTCCATTCTTCCATATGGATTTCAAGAACGGAGCCAAGATCAGCGGATTCGTTTCAGGTGTAGGAACCAAGATTGACGGATCAGGCGGTGGTACCATGCGTGGTCAGTCTGCTCACGTAATCTATCTGGACGAGATGGACATGATTCCCGAAGAGACGATCGAGAAGGTAATCATGCCTATTTTACTTACTGATACAGCTGGTAACGTTATCTTTATTGTGACGAGCACACCAATCGGTAAGCGTGGACGATTCTACAAGATGTGTCTGGAAGATCCTTACTTCAAGGAAGACTATTTACCCAGCACCGTTCTTCCTCAGTGGAACAAGATGAAGCGTGACCTTACGGTCAACGAGACTCCTGAGTCAATTCAGCAAGAGTATATGGCAGCATTCATCGACGGTAGCTATGGTGTATTCAAGCCAAGCTTTGTTTACAGAGCACGTAAAGACTACACATACGAGGACACATTCCAGTTCAGCTTCTGGAAGAAGACGTATGGTATCTCCGATGCTAAGCAGTTCATTCGTGCTATTGGTATCGACTGGAATAAGAACGCTGGTACTGAATTCGTGGTCATCACGTACATTCCTCACGTACACAGATATGTGATTAGCGAAGCTATCAATATTCCTGCGGGTGAGTTTAGCGCCCTAAGATGGCGAGAAGAACTTATTAGGCTTAACTATAAGTGGAAGCCAGACTACATCTATGCCGACGAAGGTTACGGACATACTATCATCGAGGACCTGAAGCTGATTGCCTTCAGCCTCATGCAGAAGCCTAACAAAACTCTTCAAGACGTAGAGACCGTAAAGCTCATTGAGCGTCTAAAGGCTTATAACTTTAGCTCTAAGATTACACTTAGAAATCCTGTCGACGGAACAATGTTTGAGAAGGCTGGTAAGGAATTCTTAGTAGAGAACGCACAGCGTATCTTCGAAGATCCAGGTCCTACTGGTGGAGGAATCATCTTCTTCCCAGAGAGTGACAATCAGCTCAAGGATGAGCTACTACACTATGCGGTAATGCGCCGATCAGTAACTACTGGTAAGGCTGTGTATGGTACTGAGAGTGATCGCATTGGCGATCACAGATTAGACGCCATGATGTTAGCTCTTGCTGGTATTCAGATTGAAGCTGGTCTTTATTCTGATAGTAATATCCCAGCCTCTCGGCCGACCTTCCTTCCTAAGGAGCTATTGGATAAACGTGAGGAGTTTAGTTCACCTGGTGATCAGTTCGTACGCTTCCTTGGTAAGCAGCAGACAACAGCACCTGGTGCGTTGTCTATCCTGCAGACTATGAGAGAAGGTGAGACAGCCGAACAGGCAGCAAGCCGTAACGGTCGAGGCGCTCGCATTCCTCGTCGTACTCGTGGTAACGTAGAAGAAACGAATCCCGTAGTGGAGTTCTTCAAGAAAGCTCCTGATTACTCTGGTTACGATCGTGACAAAGAGAAGCCTCAGACTCCGTCTGCTGCAAGAATCATTAAGGGTCGTGGCGACCGGGATAGAACAATTAGACCGCGAGGTAGATAATGCCAGCATCACTATTACAAAATGCTTTTAATCTTAGTGGTGGAGCAGGTGCACCTACCTTGAGCAACATGCCTTCTTATCAACCACCGAGCCCTGGCTCGGTAGGTCCTGGACGTATGCCTACTCCTGTAATGGTAGAGTCTCCTCGTAATCTTAAGAATGCTCTTCGTAATGGAAGAGGTCCTATGCGTGGTGGTAACTTCGGTAGACCGGGTTTACTGATGACAGCTATTGGAGCAGGTACAGCAGGCGCCGTTATGGGTAACGGCGACTTTAGCTCATTTGCAATGGGTGCTGGTGCTGGTATTATAGGTGGGCACGCGGCAGAAGCTGGCGCTCAAATGATCTACAAGGGCCTGACTTCTTATGGTCGTAAGAACGCAGGAGAGATGTCTCAAAGTGCGTTTAAGGCAGTCTCTATGGGAAGAGCAATGACAAGTGCTGGATCTCGTGGTATGATATTCGGTGCCGGTGCACTCTTGGCAGGTGGTGTGTTTAGCTCTATGTTTGCATCTAATAGTAAGAGCTACAAACAGGGATTCAACGCCAATCGCGGCAACAGTATTGTGAGGTAACATGTTAGCTTATTATGATGAAGACTATCAGGTATTCAATGGTAACCCATTGAGAACTGTTCATAATGGAAAGCCCGGTGGTCCATCGGAAAAGCTGATCTATATCCGCAATGGTGACGCTACTAACTATTACAGTAACGTCATCGTTACGTATGATAATACGTTGCAGGATGATTACGGAGTTGCTGGATCCTCGGGATACTGTTTCTGCTGGCCAGGCGATTGTACTTCCTGATATCGGGAGTAAATTAGCTGCTGACACGTATACTTATCATCCTGTATGGATTAGAGTATATTGTCCGGGTAATGCGCCAGCGCAGATTCGCGAAGGTCAGAAGATCCGGACTTACTTCGATGAGAACAAGGTAGGCTAATGCTTCCTAAGAGTCTGGTTCAGCAATTCTATGATCCTTCTTTTATGCCTGAGAAGCTTGATCTTGCAGAGTTTATTACTGTGCAGGAAGAGAGTTCTACAGCAAGAGAGAAGGTAGATGCTATGCTCGTAACTTCGCCACTTGTGAAGTTACTAACTACAGGTGATTTACCTAAGCCTCTCACCTATGATGAGGCTCTTGCCATTGATGATGAGATTGCTGCCACTCAGGCAGCAATCAAAGTTACCAGGGCGCGTATCACAACTATGCTTGGTCGTATCGATGGTATCGGTTTCGGATCAGGTGGTGGGCAGGAAATATCTTTCAAGCTAGACATCAGCAAGCGAGCGGCTCTTCGGAGAGCCGTGAGACAAGCGTTTGGTGTCAAGACAGATACTATTACATATAGTATGTATAAGGCTGCTGTCGAAGCCAAAAAGAAACTAGAGAAGTCAGAGGCCTCTGATTACGTCAACATGAAGTGGAAGAAGTAATGGGTTTTCTAACCAAGGCAGCTAATAAGGAAGATCCCAAGCCTTCCAGCTCCGATGCTGAAGAGCAATATGAGCGTATGTTCCCAAAGATTGGACGAGACTTCGTTCATCGCAAAGACTTTGAGAACATGATGAGACAGTTACTCAGTCTGGTTGATCCATTCGGATTAGCTCCGATTTCATTTGATGATGATAGCGAGGCTCGTAAGCGAGCCAAAGAATATAAGCAGTTTCTTGATGATCAACGTGATGGATCGGAAGTCTATAAAAGATCTGATCAAACTGGATGACGAAGAGGGTGAAGATGGCGAATCCTCAGATTAATCATAAAGATGATTTCCTTTATGAGCACCTAACTCTGATCATTCAGGAGTTTGAAGAAGCTGCGTTGAAGAGTGGTACTCGCGATGGTTTGTTAATCATTGCGAACTCTCCATTGCAGACAATGGATCAGGTACTCGAGAGTTCCTCAAAGGCACTCACGATGAACCGCACTAAGAAGGTAAACAGAGATGCTACGAGCAGTCGGCGTACCAGCAGCAGTAGTTCAGACACTGCTAATCAGTCAGGCGTGTTTGTAGTTACTGAGAATACCGAAGCTGTAGACAGCGACGGGTTTCTGCCAACAATCCCTAGCCTTCCCTCAGTCACTCTGAATACAGAGAAGATTAATGAGAGTACTTCCCAGTCCTTAGTGGGTGGAGAAGAATCACTGGTTGATCTCTCCTCAGTAGAGTTTGACGAGGATATGAAGGGCCTGACAGGTGAAGGAAATCTTCAAGACTTCCTGAAGGACTGTATTGGTTGTGATCTACGAGTTACGTTCGATTGGCAATTAAAGCCAATCGACTTACTGGGTCCAATCGGAGATCTAGTCAAGGATATCAATTTAGCGCTCGATGGTTTCGAGACGCAGATGGATCCTTTCGCCGCACTTGAAGACCTCTGCGACATCCTAAACAATACCAATTGGCTTTGTTTACCAGACCTAATGGCCATCCTAATGGCCCTTAAAATGTTACTGAAGTCATACTTGTCCTTCCAGTTATCAATCAACCTGGACTGGACAGTTATCATTGGTCCTCTACTCAAGCTAATCCTAGATGCCATAGCATCTCTTATACAAGCTATTGCAGGAGTTCTACTAGGTCCACTCGACTGTGTTATCGGAGCGCTTAAGTCCATTGCAGAAATGGAGAAGCAGATCAGACAGCTAGCAGGAGCAGGACTACAAGTAGGTGAACGTATTGTAGATAGAGCTAATCAAGCCGCTACAGTGGTCAATCCAAACAAGAGTTTAGCAAGAGGGAGTGACGGAACTATCCAAGTCGATAGCGACACGAAGGTCAATGGCGACGTCCTCTACAAGGACGTCGCAGTAGTACCTGGAGAGAAGGGAGGTAAGAGTGAAGTACTGGGTTTGCAAACACCAGCCACTCCTTCCCTAAAAGCTGGAACACGTACAGGCGACACTGCGAAGCCTCAATGGTCTGAATGGTCATTCCCTTCAGGAGTGAACTTGACTGATAAGGTGAAGCTCCCGGAGTCGATTAAGGATCCGCGTTTCAACGCGGCTCACTGGACTACCAAGATTATTGTCGTTATCCAGGAGGCCAAGGATTATATTCTAAACCTTGTTCGTAAGATCATTGGCTCAGTTAACAGCCTCAAGGGATTGGTTTCTGGTGGCTTAGGTATACAACTGGGAAATCTGGGATTATTATTGTTCGTCAAGGATATGATTGCTCTCGTAATCCTGATCATCAAACTCTTGTCTTCTGGGAAGAATGTTAAGGATTGGTGCGAACATTTAGAGAAGCATCCAGAAATACTTGAAGAAGCTTTGGGTACTACTCATAAAAAAGTTGCAGTCTCTAATGGAGATAGAGCTTTGATACTTGCGCAGGGACCTAAGATTGTTGGTACAATAAAGACATGCTCTGCAGACACCAGTGGTCCACAGCAGCAGATGTTGAACCAGTGGATCGCGGATCTGAAGAGAGGAACTCCATGAATCTAGACCTTGTAAAGAGATTAGCTGACTCTATGCGTCACGTGCCTCAAACGGCACGTGACGCTACACGCACTATGAGCCCTCCACTTCCAGTGAGGGTAGAGCCCAAGAGTATCTCTTATACAGCTCGTCATCGTGGTACGTGGTTCAAACCAGAGTATGACTTCGAAGAGATTCAGATTGCTCAGGATACTGATGCTTATATCTTTCGTTCGATTCAGAAGAAGGTTAACAAGGTTGTAGTTGCGGGCTTTGAGTTCGTCGGTAACAATCCAGAGACGGTTGATTACATCAAGCGTCGTGCAGCTGAAATCAGCTACAGCACTAATGTTCCTTTCGAGCACACCATGTGGGCTACCTTCCACGACCTGTTTAGATTCGGTAACTGTATCTGGGCTAAGGTTCGTGATGAAGAAGCTTCTGGTGGAGATCCTGTACAGATCAACGAGGATACTATTATCGCTCCAGTGGCAGGTTATTTCGTTCTGCCAATGGAGACACTTGAGTTTAAGACTAAGGTCAATGGCGAGTTAAAGAAGGTACTTCAGCGCAACGACTCGCGTGAGCGAGAGTGGAGCCCCCGCGATATCGTTCACTTCTACGTGAACCGTAAGCCTGGATTCTTGGTTGGTACTCCAGAGATCTTACCTGCTCTTGATGACATTGCTTTGCTTCGTAGAATCGAAGAGAATGTGGAAGATCTTATCGAGACCAATCTATTCCCAGTCTTCCATTACAAGGTAGGTACTGATCAACACCCGGAGCGCTATGGTCCCGATGGGACCAAGGAGACTGACGTTGTTCGTAGAACAATTCAGTACATGCCTGCTGGTGGTATCTACGTAAGTGACCATCGTCACGTTATTGAAGCGATCGGCTCTGAAGGCCGAGCGCTCCGCATTGATACTTATTTGGCTTACTTCAAGTCCAGAGCGCTTGCAGGTCTTGGTACCTCAAGTCTTGATATGGGTGAAGGCGATACTTCTAATAAGAGTACTGCTTCTACCATGTCCAAGGGAATGCTTATGGACGTTGAGGCAATGACTAAGATCGTTAAGTCTTTCATGGAATTCTATGTAATCAGTGAGTTGCTGATTGAGGGTGGATATGATCCACTCGATCCTGAGGAGTCTGTTAGTGTGAAGTTCGGAACCATCGATAAGGACGAGCGCCGGGCTGATGAGAATCAGCAGATTCAGTTGTTCCACGGTAACCTACGTACAGTTGATGAAGTACGTAGATCGTTGGGCGATAGCCCATGGACTGATGAGCATACAGAGAAGACTCATTACAAGATGTATGAAGAGCCGTTAGCTTTGCTTAAGGGTATGCAGCCGGGTTCGGCTGCAGGCGAAACCTTAGCAAATCATCCAAGCTCCAGTGTCAGCCCAGAAGCAGTTAGTAAGGAGAAGAAGTTTGCTGAGCAGACTTTAGCTAAGCAGCTTCAGGCTAAGAAGGCACAAGGTCGTCCTACTTCAGGTAGCAAGAGTGGTAGCGCTCGTAAGGCTAGTGCTAATAAGAGTCGCCCGGCTAATCAGCACGGTCGGCGTGCTTCTCCTAAAACAAATAGAGATCTCACTCTCCTCGATAATGAAGGAAATGAGATTATCGTTACTTGCGATTTTGAACCAGATGCTGATAGAGTTGCAGAATGGGAAGCTATCGTCTATGATCAATATAAATTGTTCGGGGGAAGAATTTCCCTTGAGACCATTGCTGACACAACTCTCTGGCGTCTTCGGAGTGAAGAATGAGTGATAACCCAACATTGCTTAAGGACATTTTTATTGTCCGCGCACAACAGGACTTATGTGACCTATCCGTAGAGGATAAGGTTAAGTTCTGTGATTCTGCGATGAGCGGTTCTACTGAGAACCGCGGCATTACTGTTACTTTCAATTTGAGTTCATCAGCACGTAGAATTAACAACCGCATCTATACTCCTAAGGGACAGCGTGCAGGTCTTGCGACCTGGACTAAACCTTATGGTAAGCCCATCCTACTTCACCACGATCGCTCGAAGGACCCTATTGGTCGTATTCTAGCAGTCGATTATGTAGAGAATGATCAGGAAGCTATGCGCTTCTTCCGTAGCGTGCAGGACTTTGTTAATTTCAAGTCAGCTGTTGAATCAGATGATCCAGCAGCTATCTTTAAGGGACTCATGGATAACAACTTAGTTGGTAATCCAGAGTGGCCGGGGCTTGGACATCTACGTGCTCGTGCACGTATTACTGATCGTGATGCTATCCAGAAGTTTCTGGATCAGCGCTATTTAACATTTTCCGCTGGATCACATTCAGACCGCTATGTATGTAGTATCTGTAGTGAGGACTGGGCCAAGGGCGATATGTGCGAGCACATGCCAGGTCGTATGTCAGAGGATGGATTACCTACTGTATTTATTACAGGCACCTTCTATGGTGATGAGGCTTCCATCGTTAATGAGCCAGCAAACAGTTTGAGTACTGTTCATTCAATCGAATTCTCCGACTCTGTCGATAGGGATCGTTTCGATCCTCAGAGCATTCGCATTGACCCAACAACGATCTACTCTGTAGATTCTATTACTACCAAAGGAGAGCCCATGCCAGTAACAAATGGTACAGAGAACTCTCAAGACGAGACCGTCGAGACTGATCTTGATAAGCTCATGAAGGCTCTTGCAGACGCTAAGACTGAAATCTTAGCTCTTGTGCAGGCGCAGATTCTTGAAGCTACCAAGACTGTTGAGGCACCAGCCGCTGTTGCGGCCGTTGCTGATACAGCACAGGTTGATCAGGAAGAGCAGGTTGCTGAAGTCGTGGTTGAAACCACAGACGCAGCACCATGTGCTGCTTGCACAGCTTTGCAGAAAGACTATGAAGCGGCTCTCTTGAGAATCGAAACACTACAGCAAGATGTAGAAAATTTAAAGAATTCTCAGACAGCACTTGACACTGCTGATACAACAGGCAAGAATGTAGATGATGAATCTACATCAACTCAGTTGCCTGCTAAGGTTGAAAATCCTTCAATCGCAGGTCATGGAGCTGGCACTCAGGTTGCTGCTGCCAAGCTGGGTGATTATGAAAGAAATATCGTTACTCGTTATCAAGACATTTTAAACAAGCAGGGAAAGGCTACAGCAGATATGTTCTTGCAGCGCAAGAAAGCAGCTCGCCACATCCCACTTAATTTCAATCCAACACAATACATTCAGGAGAGTGACTAATGGCTACTCGTCTACAAACTCAGTTCCGCGTAAGAACTGATATTTTCGACAGCATCACTCCTCCACCATGGGTACAGGACTCTATTGTCAACCCTCATGGTGAGTGGAAGCCAGCCAACTGGCTCCCAGTTGTCTTTACAAAGAGCAACCGTGACGCTGGAGAGGACGCTTTCGTTATCTCAAGTGGTAAGGTAGTTGCCTTTGATCGTCAGGGCTTTATCGTTCCTGCTGGTTTGCGTGGCGCCCTCGATGAGGTCGCAGCAACAGTGGTTCTAACTTATACAGCTGATGACTACAATTGGGGCGTTACAGATCTAACCACAGGTCAGCGTTATGCTACCAACGGTACAACTACATACACAGCTCTTGTGGTCGCTCGTGCTCTAGTCGAGCGCGGTCTAGTCCCAGAGGATGTGGTTGCTACAAACCCACCAACTTCCGATGCTGATATCACAGCAGTCATCAAGGCTTTCATCTCAAAGCCAATCGGTGTTGCAGCTTATGACTTCTATGTCTACAGCGGCCGCCCAGAAGATGGCGATCAGTTCTACACCAACTACAGCAAGCAGCACCTTGTTCAGTTCCTAACTGAGCAGCAGATGAAGGTTCCTCACCGCGTTGCAGCAGATACAACAGCAGACGTCTTCGACGTATCTGTTATTGTTCAGACAGCAGCAGCTTCAGGTGCAGGCGACTTCCCTCAGCCCGGTGAAGTTTGGTCAATTGCAGGCATCGATGATCTAACTCGTTACGATCTTGATGGCGACGAGGAAATCGTCGCACTTGCACTTGCTAACAAGCCAGTTGCTAAGAACACAACCCGTACTCCAATTTCATGTGACGTCTCTGGCGTCCTAAATAAGGAGAAGACCTCTCTTGCTCTAGTTACTACAGCAGGCGATTGGTACCTTGACGGCGAAGTCGGTCTTCTATTCATTCACGCTGATACCTACGCAGACCTTGTTGCAGACAACACAGACCCAACATTCTCGTACTCATACTACGACGATGCAGGCATCGGTGCAGCTTCTGACCAGTGGATTTACTTCGATGGTGAAGGCGTTCCCGGCGATGTTCTATCAGTAGACGAGAAGTCTAACTTCGTTAAGAAGGGCGTTGCAGCTGATATCTTGGATTCAACAGATCCAGGCCTAGGCCGTCTATTGTTTACCTGGTCAGAGCCACGTCAGTTGCTCGATAAGGTGAAGACAGCATTTAATCTAACCAACATGAATGCAGCTGGCAGGATGCCAGGTAGCGCTACCGCAGGCTATAGTGATATGATCACTCTAGCAAATGAAGCAGTCGCTGACCGCATCGTTGTACTCACCATCCGCATCTAATCTAAAAGGAGTTAACCATGAAGTTCAAGCTACGTGATGGAGAACTCGCTCTCCCAACGGGTGAGAAGGAAGCTGCATCTCTCTTGGCCGATATGTTCCAGAATCAGGGCCGCGTGCCCGATCAGGACCAGCAGGTCGAATGGGAGGATATGTATAAGATCCTTACACCCAAGCGCAACGAGGACACAGTCCACTCGAGCGAAATCCGTCCTCTTCTCCAGTCTTCTATGGAGATTCTAATCCGCGAGCCTCTTGAGCCTCTGATGATCATCACCGGCCTGTTCAATCGTGTACAGGCAAAGGGTTTGACTACTCAGGTTCTAGCAGGTGCCCTCGGCGGTGCTGTGTACGCAGCAGACGTCCCAGAGGGTGGTACATATCCTGAGAACTTCTTCCAGGTTGGTGGCGCGCTACAGACAGCTTACATCGGAAAGTCTGGTATCCAGGCTTCATTTACCGATGAGGCTCTCCGCTACAGCACCTGGGATATCTTCTCGATGAACCTACGCATGATGGGCCAGGCTCTTGTTCGCCACAAGGAAAAGAAGGCTTCTGCTTTCTTGAGCACCCTTGGTACTCGCCTCTATGATAACGCTGATCCCACAAACAGCCTCTTCGGTGTTTTGACTGGTCGCGGTCTTGATATGGCAGCCAATGGTTCTCTAACTGTGGACGATCTATTCAGAGCAATGGCACACATGGCAGAGGAAGGCTTCCAGCCTGACGTACTGTTGGTCAATCCATTGTTCTTCTACCAGTTCCTACAGGATCCAATCATGCGTAACATGATGATGACCTACGGTGGTGGAAGCTACTTCCAGAAGTGGCAGGGTAATATTGGTCCTCGTGATCCTTGGTCAAATGGCGCTATGGGCGCCCAGGGTCCTTCAACAGGAAACAAGCTGATCCCATCCGGCGCAGCAACAGGCGAGACCCCAACAGGTATCGTCGGTCGTGAGCATGGTATGAATTCAGGCTTCCCAATCCCAAGCTATTTCCCCTGGTCATTCCGTGTCGAAGTGAGCCCATTGGTTCCATTCGATTCCGAGACACTGCTAGGTGATATCTATCTTCTAAGCTCAGGCAACGTAGGATTCTTCCTTGTTGACGAAGAGCTTACTCAGGTAGAGTGGCGTGACGAGACAGCTGAAATCGCTAAAGTCAAGATGCGTGAGCGCTATGGCTTTGCCATCGCAAACGAAGGTCAGGGCGTCGGCGTTATGAAGAATGTCAAGCTAGCCAAGAACTACTGGGATGGTACCGTTAAGGCGATTACTCAGGAAGTTCTTACCGAGATCGGTGCAACTGACGATGTACTTTAATCGATAGTTGATTGATACATGAGGGCGACCCTGCGAAGGGGTCGCCTTTCGTGTTTATACTTCAGTAAACCTGGAGACAATATGTGGGTTAAGAAACTTGATGCGGATGAGCTGGGCGTAGAATTTATGCCGAGATCCATGGATCCGCTTGATAAGCGTCCCAACAAGTATGATAATATGGTTGAAGACGAAGAAGAATTTGAAGAGACTCAGATTGAGATCGGGTCAAATACTATAATGGGCATGATTGGACTACGCTTCCCAGAAGCTACTAATGATCATGCTGATCAGAAGAAATATGAAGAACTGATTTCAGAGGAGTAACTCATGGCTGCACCAACTATCGAAGCGACCTATCCTGCCAATGGCGATACTGGTATTCCTACTGGAGTTACCATCAAGATCTATTTCGATACTGGTGTGGACGAGAAGACTGTCAAGGATAGTGTCGCGCTTTATGGGCGCGACTCTGATATGACCAGTGGACCTGACTCAGCTATCTGGGTTGATAACGATACTGGTGATAATCCGTTCTTCCTGACGTCACCTGGCTTTAAGGGTTTAATTCCTCTGAAGCTAACAATGGGCTATTACACTATCGGGACAACTACAGAAGTAGATCCTGGTACTATCACTTCGCAGGCAGATGAAACCACAGCTGATGTAGGTTCTGTCGCGAAGTTCATTATTGATCCAAAGCATAATGCTACCTTACCTGCTGACTTGCTATTAACGTTAGTGATCGCAGGTGATCCTGATAATCAAGATATTGGAGTTAGCGCTCGTACAGTATTTGATGTAGTTGCCGATGTCGGCAACGCAGGCGCAGGTCTCCCGGTTATCTGGGGAACCTGGGAAGATACTGGAGCTGCTAACGATGAGATCAACGTAGAGGTTACTGCCGCTGGTAATATCGGTACAGCCGAATATAAGTGGTGGTATACATCAGCAGGATCAAGTTCAGCAGCTGATGACATAGTTACTAATAGACGATTCAGAACTTTGAGTGACGGTTTACAGATCCGCTTCAGCGGATCAGACCTGCAAGTCGGAGACAAGTGGACGTTTAACGTTACTGTCGTGGAGCGAATGACTACAAGCACTGTAGTTACATTCTCTACTAATGATGGCTCTTATACAGAGGCCCCGGCGAGCCCAAGCACGCCGGCTACG